CCTTTGGGTGTTAGTATTGAAACACAAGCAGATGGTAGTAAGATTTATTTTGTTGAAGCTATAATGCCAAAACCATTCTTTGAAAATCAACAACAAGAAGCATTCTATAAACAAAATCTAACCAAAATGTTTGCTACTCGTATACCTACTGAGGACAAGCGTTCTATGATAGTAATTAAAGTTGTTGATTATGTTGATTCATCTAAAATGAATAACATTATTGTGCCACATTTTGTGCATCTATTATCAGGTTCTGACTTTGATATTGACTCCTTGTTTGGAAGAATGATGTCATATTACAAAAATGGAAAAGGTAACTATAACTTGTATGGAGATTATAGTCAATATAAAGACATAGATACAGGTCAGTTTATTGAGTTTATGCATTACATGTCAAAACATGAAGACATTGGTCCTTTGATTAAACAACGCAAAAAAGAACTAATAGAGCAAGGCACAATTGAAATGCCAATGGGTGGTGCGCTGTTTGAAATTATTGAAAATCTAGGATTTACAATTGAAGATTTGACAGAACATTTTGACCAGAAAATTGTAAAGTCAAAATACACAGACCAAAAAGATTTTACAAGTTACATGTTTGAGTTGACTAAAGAATCAAAAGATTTTTATGTCAATGCAAAAGAATTAGCTGAACAAAATCCAGAAAATAGAGAGCTTGCAAAAACAAGAAATGCGTATGGTAGAGAACTTGGTGATTTAAAAGCAATTAGAAAACAATCTGTTGACGAGCAAAGAGTCTTAAAAGAAAAAATGCGATACATTGATACAATGTTTGAGTATCAGTCAATTATGGATGTGCTTGCTAAGTTTAATATGCCAAGTAATGTTTCTCAATTCAATGCAAGACCTGCTTTCTCAGAAATGGTATCACCTAAATTTCAGAATCAAAATCTTGCTGCAAGTATAAAGATTCTTGGTAATGAAGCTGTGTTTAAGTATTTGTACATAAACCAACGCTCATCTACTCAAGAGTTTAAAGATATACTTGAAAGATTTGGTATTGATTTAAAAACAATATCTAAAAAATCTAACTTGTTTACTCCTACCAGCATGATTGAGTCAAAGGTAGAAAACAACATGAATAAGGATGGTATTGGACGTACTGCTGTAATGAATAAGTTTTTATCTCTAGCAAGTCAATATAATTTAAAACTTTCTGACAAAGGGATAGTTTGGGCATATCAAAAACTAGACAAAAGCATTGTTCTTAAAGATACGTTTGGCCAGCTTAATGAAAATGAAGACAGAGTTATTGCAATCATTGGTAACATACTTGGTATGTTTGCAGATGGTGCTAAGGACCCAATACCATCAGCTCTTCAAATGAATGAGATAAATGCTAGTACAACACTAGCAATGATAGGTGTAGGGTTAGATCCAGACTTTGCAGTAGCCTTTAACTTCTTACCTGAAGTGCGTAAAGCTGCATTAGCAGTTCAGCAATCTCAATTTGCATTATCAGAAGACTTAGAACAAGATTATTTATTTTATAATCAGGCTATTAAAAATCAACTTTCAGATTTAATTGAAGAAAATGAAGATGCATTTAATAAATTAAAGTCTGCAGGATTCTTTACAAGCAAGTCATTTAAAGATTTTGCTGTTATGGATGACCCATTGGCAGTGCGAATTGGATTTGAAGCACAAAAATTAAATATTTACGCTCTCAAGAATAATGAACTTACGCCATCATCAATTGGTTTTGAAATGGTTTATGACAAAACTAATGAGATGCTTACTGAGGCTGAGATGAAAATGGTTCTTCTTACATTCTATGCAAAACAAGCACAACAAACATGGGCTATTAATAGAGCTGCTAGTATAACAAATTTATTCAAGCGTTTGAATCCAAGTCTTGTAGCATTTGACAAAATGCGTGATAATATAACTGAGCTTATTGAAGATGAAAAACTCTTTACGAAAGAGTCAGCTGCTAAGTTGTTTGAAGATGATCAAGTATGGTCTATTTTAAAAGATGCACTTGACGATGCCAATGAGCAATTTTCAAAAATATTCTTAGAAAGAACACCTTTCTTTAAACCAATTACTAATGCATTTAAAGGATATTTTGAAGATCCAAAAACTGTTGCAAATACTTTGACAAGTTTCTTGTCACTTAACAAGTTCAAGATGACGTTTCCTGCGTCAAGAACTTCTGATAATGAATATGTACAGTCAATATATGATAAGGATGATGAAATGATTTTAAAAACATTCTCACCTGAGTATTGGTTTACAAATGACCTATTTGCACAAGTAGAAAAATTCAGAGAAAAGTATCCTAAGAATGAGTTTCTAAAATTATTACGTTCTGCAGATTCAAAAAATACAGCAACAGTAATTTATAATGGTAAATCTTATCAAGGTATCAATGAAAGATTCATATCTATGATAAGTAAAGCTAAAGTAAAAGGTGACTATGCAGGAAAGGTAGCTGATGCTATTGCTCAGTTGTATAACAGTGGCATGGTAGAAGAACGACAGTTTATTAAAAACTTATTTTATCATGATGTGGTAAGAACAGGTCTTCAACATAAAGAAGGTTCTTTCATAGGACTTATGCCAGCAGAGTTATTGATTCCATTGTCTGGTTATATTCAGGAATTCATAGATGGTATTCAAAATGTAACCACTAGTCCAAATTTTGAAGAAGCTTTTGAGAACTTTATTAAAGCATACACTGGTGAGACAACAGATACTGGTGTAGTAACATTCTTTGATGAGATGTTTACTCAACTTGCATATGCTGCGTCTTCAGAAAATAACAATCAAAAGATACCTAAGTTTAAAAACAAAGGTAAGGATGGTAAAATGAACACGCGTTCTGTAGTATTTTCAGTAAACTTTAAAAAACCACAGTTCTCAAAACCATTGGTAAAAGCGTTTTTAGATCAATCTGTAACTCCTGATTCAGAAAGTTTGACAACTGCCAAAGTGAAAGCAATAAACTTTACACTTGACGCATTAGATTTGCAACTTCCAGAAAGTATTGATTTGGCAAAAACTGATGTTATAAACATTGCAGATGCGCTTACTGACGAGTTTACAATAAGATTGTCAAATAAGAATGAAAAAGCAAATGTGACATTAGGTAAAATGTTTGGTGTTGTAAAAGATATGAGTGAACCTGATTCATCTGAGTATGTATTCCCAAGTATACTAAGAATTGGTATAAAAACATTTGTTCTACAAGGAGTTGATGGTAACGCTGCTGGTGGAAAATCAATTGGCTCAAATCTTTATGATTCTATTGTTGGCAAAACAACATTGACAAACGTTGGGACTTACGCTAAGTATTCAGTGATACCTGATCAATATGCGTCAGAAGCTCTTAGTCCAATAGCATTTACAACAGAAAATGCAAATGCATACAAACGTTACATTGATAAGAAAGAAGCAATTGTATTTAACACTAACATTATTGATACTGCTAAGAAAGATGAAAAAATTAGTACAACAGTAAATGAAAATGTTAAAATACCTGACGATTTAAAAGACCCTACTGAAAATGTAATTATAGAACAAGATCCTTCTAAAGACCAATTAGAAAAAAATGCAGGTGATATAGTAGATGGAATATCTTCTGAGAAAGGTGCTTCAAAATCTCAGATTGAATTTGGCAATGATCTTTTAGATCAGCTACTTAAAAATGTAATGGGCGAAGGTACATCAAATGTTTCTGAGGTTCCAAAGTTACAACGAGGTAGGTATGTAAAATATAATGGTGAAACTTATATTGTCACTAAGCAAAATGAAGATGGGACATGGCAAATATATAATCCACTACTTGAAGGTGCTAAAGCTAAAATATCAGTAGCAGAAACAAATATGAAGACTCTTGAAATGATTGCAAAAATTATTGAGTATAAAGATTCTGAATATATAGTAACATCTAAAAATACTATCATATCTTTGACAACTAATAAAAAGATGATGTGGGGTGAGAATGATGGAAACAGAAAGGCAATTCTAGGTCTTGCTGGTCAAAATAAAACCATTATTAAACCAACTAATAGACCAAGCATTGATCCAACAGACGAAAATAATTGTTAGGTATGGCACTAAAATGTAGAACAGATATTAAAAAAGCAATTACAAAAAAAGCAATTGCACCACATGTTTCAAAGAATGTTCAACAGACTTCTTTTGATAGATTGTTTATTTCTAATGAGGCATTTCCTAGTGGCAAATCACAAGTTTACAAGGTTGCTGAAAGTATAGTCAATAAAACTAATAAAGATTTTAAGGGTAATATCGCATATCGTAATGAGATGAGCAATGGTCAAGAGATTGTTTTTAATCCATCTCAGGATATTGTCACTGTTTATTACAATGAATACTTGAAAGCTGTTACTGAACAAGAGGCACGCGCAATACAACGTGCTGATGCTGAGCGTGCAGGTATAGAGTATGATGATGATTATCTTTTTGACAATGAAGAATCTAGTAATCCTCTTTATGATATGTATGAAGATATGGCAAACCTAGAACTAACTCCAGCAGTAATTGAGTATCTTTATAGTGATGGTAGTAAAAGAATGCGTATTGATAAGTTTGCACAAGCTGCTAAAGACTTAGCAACAAACTTACGTGGCATGAACTACACTAATGATGAGATACTTGAAAAAATAAAATGTTTATAAGATGAGTGCATGTCCAAATATAAATGACCAAGCCTGGAAAGATTTACTAATAGCTTTAGGTAATGAAGCAGATGCAATGACTGCGTTTGTTATAAATAATAATGAGATTCCATCTGTTGACAAAGCAAAAGATTTATTAAAACAATTGCGTATTCAGGATAAGGATGAACAACTTTCTCTTGCATCAGATCAGTTTAAGTTAAGCAGATCAGTGCAGCAGCGAGCAATGTTGGAAACAGTAAAACTACGTTCAAATCTTGCACAACGTGCCACTATAGAGAAACTAATAGAGATGAATGATTTATATCAAGATTTTCTTAACTCAAACATTGAAGCAGCAAAAAATGGTAGCCCTATTGAAAAAACGTTAAGTGTATCCAAGTTCATTGGTTCTTCTGACTTTAAAGGTGATCCAAAAGAATATGAAGCATTCAAACTGTTTGGTACATTTATGCATGAGTTGCTTGAAATTGGACAGGTTGAGGCACTGAAGTCAGGTAAAACAATTGCTCAAATTTACAATGAGGAGTTTTTTGAAAAAGCTTATGAGGCATACACTAAAAAAAATCCATTTGAAATACAGAAACTTACAAAAGAAGAGATGTATGAGATGGCATTTGGATTAGTACAGCATGTTAATAGTAAAAATGCTAGTGGTTATGTGATACTTCCAGAGGTTACAATTGTTGGAACATCTCTTTCTGGTAGTAAGGTTATTGGGCGTCTTGATATTTTGATGATTGACTCAGTGGGACGTGTTCATATCTATGACTTTAAAACTAAAAAGATTAAGTATCTTACTGAGCGAAATCCATTCAGTGGACAAAATGAAGTTGTAGTTGACAAGGCTCTCATAGAACTAGCCAACAAAAGGTATCCAATTGCTAATACACCTGGCGTAGCAACAGAATTTCAAAAAATATCTTTGCGTTCTACATATGATGTATGGATGATGCAGTTAGATATTTATGACAACATCCTGAAACAAGGAGGCATTGATGTAGCAAATAAAACTATATCATCTTTAATGTATCAGATTGATGAAAATGATAATTCATATGTTGCNAGTGTACTTCATGTATTTGAAGATCAGGAGTATTATGATCAAGCACGTAGTGCAAGATTAACTACAGATGGTTATTGGTTCTCAAATGTTGATTCAACAAATGATGTTGTGTTTAAAGTAAAACGTGCAGCTGCTATTGAAATACCAACAGGTGAATTNACTGAAGAAGAAATAAAAAGTAAATCACCAGAAGAATTATTTGACATTAATCCTACTGATAAAAACATGAAAGATTTTGTCAAAGTTCTTGATGACATTATTGATGGACAAATTGCAAAGATTTATGAAGATATTAATGAAGCAAAAAACAAACCTAATCGCGATAAAAAGTATGAAGAACTTCTTGCTGCGCGTAGAGATACACTGAATAACTTTAAGAAAATTGTAGACAAACTTAAAACTACAAATCCAAATGCACTTGTAAACTCCGCTAACTTTTTTAATGCTCTTAATGTTATGGAGCAAGACTTGGAGACAATGAGCAAAATTTCAAGAATGGCTCTTGATGCATACATGACTGGTTCACCAAATGACAAAATACGTAATCTTGATAAGGTACGTGAAGCATTTAATAAAAGTGTAGTACTTGACGCTGTAATTGAAGTAATGAATCAGATTGTTAATGAGGCTGCAGAAAATGAAGAAAACAAAATTGGTGTAGATAGTCCTGTGAGACAACGATTGACACAACTTACAATCTATGCAGAACAAATACAATCAGACTGGAAGAAAATTGGTATGGCCAATGCTGTTACAGTAATGATGTCTCCAGGTGAATCTGTATTTGGTAAAGTAAATGAACAAAAACGCCAAGCACTTGAAATAGAATTAGAACGCTTAAATGAAGAAGCTGAAAAATTAAAAACAAATCCTAAACTTGGGTTATACAAGCAAGCAAAAATTAAATTCTTTAGTCTTACAAACAAAAACTTTAGAGAAAAAGTAAAAGAAGCAATGGGTCCTAATGGCTCTATTGTACTTGCAGAAATATCAAGAGTTGAAAAACGTATTATGCAAATTGAAATGTTACTTCAAGGATTTGAATTCTCAGAAGAAGCAATGGAGAAATACATTAGTGGGGTTACTGATCATACACAACCTTTTTATGCTGGTATGCCAAATCCTTATGCTGGTTCTGATACAATACTTGGTGGTTGGATGATGGATTCTGCTATTGCCTCAGCATCAAATTCTGACTTGGCAATTTCTGCATTTACAACAATGCTCAAAGATTTTAAATCTCAAGCAGAATACAATGTAATGAATGATGCCAAACTACAAAAGTTTGATAGATTACGTAGACAACTTCTTGACAAAGGTTTTTCTGTTGAGGATTTGAATAAAGCAGTTTCAGAATGGCGTGAAGTATCTTTTTATGATTCAAAAACTGGTGAGATAACAAGTAAAAAAATACTTACTTATATTAAACCTTTCAGTGCTGAGTATGAAAACACATACAAAGGATTCCAACAAAAGCTACGTATACTGAATAAAGAAGTATATGAATTGCGTGCTGTGTATAATGAGAAGTTTAATACACCAGAAAAAGCAGACGCAGAACAAAAATACAACGATAAAAAAGCTGAGAGAGATAATCATAATAATGGTATGATTGAGTGGATGTTGAATAATGCCAATCTACCATATGTTGATGAATTTTATAATTTACAATTAAAGCTTCCTGAAGATATACGTGATGCAATGCAGAAGATATATCTTGAGCAAGAAGTAATTTTACACAGTGTTGGTAGAGGTAATGAAGTTTTACTTGAAGAAATGGATTTTGACAGACTTCAAGAACTTGATGCTGCATTAAAAGATTTACGTTTACAAGCAATGGAACGTAGTCCTGAGTATGCTGAGTACATGGAAAAACTTGATGAGTTGTATGAGTATGATACCAATGATAACTTTTTCAGGGTTATGGAGAAAAATGCTAAGGTGCTTTACTCTGATGACAAAGAAAAACTTGACAAATGGTATGGTTTAAATACAGTAACACGTCCAACAGCTGATTGGTATGAAGCAGTAAGTGAATTATATGACCAACGTGCAGAGTATCTTTCAAGTGATCCTGAAATTAAAGAGTTGTTTGATAGAAAAAAACGTATCATGGCTCCTTACAAAAATGCAGGAAGATTTAATCCTAAGTATTTGACTGATGAGGAAGTTATGGAACTTGATTCTATTGAGGCTGAAATAGAAGATATCATTGAAGGTAAAAAAGGCACACCTTCAACTCTTACAAAAGATGAAAAAAGAGAAGTTGCAAGGATAACTCAAGAAATAAGAAAACTTGTTTCATTTGAAATTAATCCAATTTACAATAAAGAGTTTGACACTAGATATAGAATTCTTGAGAATGCTTATACTCAGATTGTGTTATCACAAAACAATCTCACACTTGCAAGAAATAAAGGTGTGGATGCTGATATACAAGCAGCTGAAGATGATGTTATATTTGCTGTTACTAGATTTGGTAGAGTAGAAGGTGAATTTCAAACATGGTTTGAAAAAAATCATTACAATAAGTATGAAAGTATCACAGTTAAAAAAGATTTAAGAGCATACAAGGTTCCTAAATCATTTAACTTTGAAAGACTTCCTTCAGCTACTGTTGTAGATAAGTACATGGAACAAGTACCAAATCCAAAATATTATAAAGTAAAACGTTTACGTCTTGGTAACTGGACACTGGATGACAAAAGATTATCAAATGCACAAATAGAAGAATTACAAGAAGATCCTGAAAATATAAAAGCACTTCATGTTTCTGGTAGATTGAATATGAAACCAGGAGCTTACAATCCAAATTTTATAAAAGGACCTGAAGGTGTTCCATTACCAAAAGAAATAAAAGTAGACAGTGATGGTCATTATTATATTGATCCTAAAGCTGGTCCAAGTAAAAACATTAGTGATAAATATCTTCAGCTTTTAAATAACAAAGAACAGTTTGATTTTTATAATAGCATGATGGATATATACTTTGATTTACAAAAGAAAATTGAAGGTAGAAAAATTGGATACCAAGTTCCAGGATTTGCGTCATCTTTGATAGAAGGTATTGCAAATGAGAGTTTTGGAAAAGGTTTTTCTAAACAGTATAAGTCATTTGTTGACAAGCATTTTAAAGCAATGGGTCAACAAGATATGTCAGAAAACATTTATGGTGATATTAGTTCACGTATAAGAATGCGTTTTTCTAATCAATTAGGAGAAGAAATACAATCTTCAGATGCGATTGGTTCTTTTATGAAGTGGACTACTGAAGCTCACATGAACATTTCTATGCAAGAAGTTGCACCTGTATCTAAGGGATTTATTGAGTTTATGAAACTGCAGCGTAATCAATTGGCAAAGGATCGTTTGAAAGGTGAGATTTATGTTACAGATGAAAAAACTGGAGAAAAAACAAAAATTGACATAGAGAAAAAACTTGCTGAGATAGATAATCTTTTAAAGATTGTTGAATTTGAAAACAAGAAGTTCTTGTATGGTATAACTGAAAACACAACTGATGCTGGTAGAGCTACAAAAAAAGTTATTGATGGATTCTTTAAGTACACTAGTTTTATCAGAATTGGATTTGACATTGCCAATCAAACAAAAAACTATACGTCAGGTAATGTTCAAGCTTTTTTAGCTGCTGGTGGTAGCGATAGCGCACACTACAGTAAGAAAGATTGGCTTTTTGCAAAAGGTAAAGTATATGGATACAGTGGATTTTTGTCAAACTATCTTAAGGATTGGGGACGCATATCTGACTTGTCTGAAACAACAATGCTTTATAGAATGATGAATCCTGCACAAAAAGATATTATTAAATACTTTCAAGATTCATCAGGTTCAAAAGGACGCAGGCTTGCTGAGAAATTAACATCTATTGGTGATCTTGGATATATGCTTCAAGATAAAGGTGATACAGAAATTGCAGTTACAGTAATGTATGCAATAATGAATAACTATAAATTTGAACAAATTGAAAGCATTGATCCTATTACAGGTGATAAGATCTTTAAACGTGATGCTAAAGGTGAAATTGTAATGGTGTCATCTCATGAGGCATACATTAAAGATGTTGATGGAAACTTGGTTATCAGAAATGATGTAAACTATACTAAAGAAGATGAAAAGCGTATAAGAAATATTATTTATTCAGAAATGCGTAGAGCACAAGGTAACTATGCTAGTGCAGATCAAACAGAATTTGAAAGTAGGGTACTTGGTAAGATGGTTTTCTTTTTTAGAAAATTCTTGGTTCCACAATTCTTAAATAGATTTGGATACTTGCGTCCTAACTGGGAAGGTTCAGAAGTATCAATTGGATATTGGAGAGCTTTTGGAAGAGCAATGAAACTTTTTGGTGTTGGAAATACTATGAAAGAATTTCTTGTGGGTTCAGATACACTTTCTAAGATGGGACTTTCAGGTGGTGTAAAAACATATGTAATAAAAGATCCAAAAACAGGTACTGTTGTTAAGACAGTTGATGCTGGAGATTTTTATTCAAAACGTGTGCATCATGCAAGACGTGATGCAATTGCAATGGCATTGCTCACAGTGATTAGTATGTTGTTATTATCATTTGTAAGGCGTAGAGATGATGATGATGAGGAGTTGAGTATACTTGAAGGTAATGCAATAAGAGTTATTTGGGGTACAAAAGCAGAAACTGTTTCTATGTTTCCAGTTGGAGAAGGTTCTCAGGAGTATGTTAAGAATTTTACTACAGCAATACCATTTGTACGTGAATTCTCAGCAACAATTAAGATGCTCAACCATGGTTTAAAATATGGCATGGCTATGACAATGAATGGTGGTGAAGAACCAGATCCAAATTATGATTCTGAATTGTATCAGGAAGTTTGGAAAGATGCTTTCTATTCAAGAAAATCAGGAGCTTATGAAAAGGGTGATGCAAAATTTGGAAAAGATTTTGTAGATTTAACTGGTCTTAAAAACTTTAGAGATATACTTGATCCAAATTATAAAATTGATGTACTAAAACGTAATCAATAATTTTGATGATAAAAAAATAATTACTATCTTATTACTGAGGTAGTGCAGCATTAAATACTAAAACTGAAGAAAAATGGTTTACAAAGTTTATAAAAGCAACAACTATATAATTATTATAGATGAGAATGATAATTATTTTGAGGAACATTGCGCTAATGTTCTTGTCACAAAACTACTAACACCTAGCACTACTTATGATATTACATTTTTCAGAACAGAAAGTGTACCTCAAGCATTTTACAGCATACCTTTTGCAAACATCAGACAACAATCTGGTGCACCATATGCAAACGTTGCTACTTGGGAGTCGTGGTATACACTTAACACAGGTCTTTGTAGCAATGCAGCAGTTTTAAATTCAATCCTTGCAACCTTGCAAGCACAAACAGATGTTGAAGGTGTGTTTGTTATAGATACTGGTAATTTTGATAAAATTGTTTTGCAAGTAAAAGTTTGGGATCAAGATAGTCAATCATATATTGCAATATACTACTATAATCCTGATGGTACTTTGTATACACCAGTAGGGCCACTTGAATGGGTTGGGCCTGGAGGAAGTGTAAATGCTACCATTATAAGTCCACTTGGAAATACTACCACTTGTGGTAATGCAGTTGCAGTTACTTATTGTGCTGCGCAAGCAACAGAATTTTTTGATCAAGGAACTACATTAGATGATATTCTCACAGAGTTAACAACTGGAACACTGGATGTAAACATTACAAATCTAAATATTGCTGTTACTGCTACAGATCTTGACATTAGAGATTTAGTTTGTGCAACTGATTCAGTATCAATATGTTCTGATGGTGTAATTGTAGCATCTGCAAGTCCATTACCTGTAGGATTGTATGCAGATGATTTAGTTTCACTAGCACCTGAAAGATTAACTACAACAGGAGGCCCTACATATCAAGCATTAGATGTAAATCAAGTTCCTTTTGTGAGAACACCTAATCTAAAAGTATATATAACAGGAACAGGTTTTATTGCAGTACCTGTATATTCAATTACATTCTTTAATAGTGGTTCTGATAATGAGCAAATTACTTTTGATGGTGGTACAAGTTATGAAACTATTCCTCCAGGTGTTTCTATATCAATGGATGCTGGAGGTAACAATACTTATCCAGCAAGTGCATTTGGATATGACGTTCTTGGAAGTGGACCACTTATTATAACTTATAACTCTTAATTATGAAAACATTTATAAATAGAGATCTGCCTAATGATGAATATCAAGCAGCAGTAGGTGCAAATAACCCATCTGCAAGTAATGTATTTGCAACTATAAATGATATACCTGCAGTTTCATCAGGTATTTGGGGTATATCAGATGCAAGTGGAGTATATACTTACTATACCACTTTTACTCTTGCTATGGCAGCAGCAGTAGCAGGACAGACTATTGAATTATTTGCTGATGTTACAGAAACAGGAAATGTTACTATTGCTATGAAAAGTGGAGTTATTATAAATGGTAATGGTCACACATATACCTATACTAATAACTCTGGTATAATGTTTTCTGATTCAGCAAATGCTAGTGGTACATTTGCTTTTTATAATATAAATATTACAAGAACTAATACTACATCAACTGGTGCTGTAATATTTGCCTTTACAGCAACTTCTTTATATGCTACGTCAACAGTTGACTTTAATAGTTGCGTTATTAAGTATACTGTTACATCTGGTAACTCACAAATTGCATCAACAGATGCATTGAAATCAGCAATATTAAATAGTGTAAATTGTGTTACAAATGGTGCTGGTACTGCATTTATTGGATCTCAAGTTATTACATTAAATAATGCTATTATTACATGTAATGGAACTTCTAGTGGAGCATATAGTTGTACTTTAAAGCAATGTATAATACAAACTCAAAGTGGATGTGGTATTAGCAACTCCACAACAAGAGAATGTGTTGTCAACTGTATAACAAGTGGTATAGGTATTAATGCTGGTTCTTCTTATAATTGTACTGTTACAACTAATACAGGAAATTGTTTTGATTCTACTGGTCCTCTTGTTAATTCAGGTTCAGGATCAGCAAATAATTGCGTTGCTATAACAACTTCTGGAATTTGTTATTATTCAGTTGTAACCAATGGTTGTTGGGGGTATTCTTCTACAAATCATGCAATATTTATTCATTTCAATTATGGTGATGGTAGATATAAATACTATAATGGATTTTTCAGCTCTGGTGGTGCTATTGTGGCAAATGTTCCATCTGGTGCATATTTAATAAATTGTACAATATCCTCTACTTGGAATAATGCAGGAGGTCATGCAGTCAGGATAAGTGGAACAGGCAATGATAGTTCTGGACAAGCAAAAAATCAAATTATAAATTGTGTACTTGAGACTGTAAATGCATCAGCTAATTGCATAAATTCAGTAGCAGCAAGTGACTGTAAATACTCAAACAATTCATTTAAAATTGCATCCACACCAGTTAATGTTAATGTGACACAAGGAATAATTAATACTCAAGATAATCAAGGAAATATATTATTATGATAACAAAAATAGATATCTTATTAGATTATAATGAAATAATAAGTAGTGTTGAGTCAGTTGTAACAACACATATGATAAGTGATTTATCAGGAAATGAATCTTTATCTTATCAAAGTTTTATTGATTTGGTAAATAGCAAAACTCCAGAAAAATATAATCAAGTTTTTATAACAGAGGAAGATGTAAAAAGATATGTTCTTTTATTAGTTGAATCATTAGAAGTTAAATCAATGCATGATGTACTTTATGATGCTTTATCAGACTCTGAAAAATTAGTATTTGATAACTTTTATAATACATTTACAGTTTAATCATGGCAATAACAACAGTGACAACATCAATGGCAGGTGCTATTAACTACACAGTAGTTACTGATAGTTCGGCAGATTGGAGTAGTGTATCTAACTCAACTTATTTTTATAATAAGGCAGATAAGTTAGTGCATTATAAGGATTCTACAGGAGTTGTCCAAGAAATATTTAGTGCAGCAGCAGGAGGAATCACAGTAGGTACAACAACTTCAACAGGAACAGATGGTAGAGTGTTTTTTCAAGCAGGAGGAGTAGTTCAGCAAGATGCCGCATTCTTTTGGGATAATACTAATAAAAGATTAGGAATAGGTGCTACACCTGCAAGTACAGTAAGTCTTGATGTAAGGTCGCAAGGTGCATTATCAACTGACATAGCATTTAGAGTTAGGAATAGTGCTGATACACTTAATACTTTTCAATCAACTGGTGATGGTAAGACAAGAATGCAAGGTTCAACATATTATACTGAATTTGACCCAGCAAATGGCTTGTATGTAGGCAATAATTTTGGTAACATGATTAATTTAAGTGGTGTTTTACAAGGAACATCATGGTTTAATGCTGGGGCTGATGGCAAATTAGCAGTAGGTAGAACAACTGCAAATTATAGATTTCATGTTAACAGTAGTACTACTAATCCAAATATACCTGCTTGTTTCAATAGCAATAGTGATGTTAATGGACAAAATGGTATAGCATTTACAACCACATGGACTGGAAATGATTTTGGAAATATTGGAGGAATTTTAAAAATGAAACATACGCATCTTGGCGGAAGTGGTGTATTTCAAAATTGTCAATTTGACTTTGACTTAAATTATAATAATTCTACCCCAACAACAAGAGCATCAATTACGGGAAGGTCAAATATTTTAATAGGAACTCCAACGGAAAATATAGCTGATAGTCATACTATTTATATACCCAACGGTACAGCACCAACAGGTTCAATTACAGATGGATATAAACAATACTCAAATGACATAACAACAGGCAATGCTGCTCCACATTTTAGAACAGAGAATGGCTCTATTGTTAAGTTGTATCAAGAAACAACAGCAGTAACACCTGCCACAGTAGTTAGTGGAAGTGGTGGCACTGTAAAACACGATGACACTTTTGATGGCTATACGCTTGAAAAAGTAGTTAGAGCATTGCGAAATTTAGGAATCTTAGCATAAAAAATATATAGTATGGCAATTTTAATTAGAGCAACAGAAGAAAAAAAGATTACAATTTCAGGAACTGACATTGAACTTACACAAGTTTATGGTAGAATTAGATTCTTAGGAGATTTTCCAGGTACTACTATTGAAGGTGAAGTAGCAACATTTGCTAACATAACAACATTTGAAGAAGGTAAAATGCTTTATACAGATGTTCCTATTGGTAACTATAAAGCTAATCTTGAGCCAACAGAAGTACAATCTTTAGATACAGCTCACAAATATGCTAAGATAGCTTATGAGCAACAAGGATATGAAGTAATAATTGATATGCTATAAGCTAAGTAAAAATGCTTGTATTAAACAAAGATAAATGAAAGAGTTGAAAACAAGATGGAATGCACCAACTCCTAAGTTCTGGAAAATAGTACAGAAAATTGGATTAGCTGCAGGTGCAATAGGTACTATATTAATTGCAGCACCTATTGCTTTACCTACTGCTTTTGTAACAATCAGTGGATACCTTGTAGTGACTGGTAGCATTACTGCTGCCTTGTCACAATTGACTGTTATGGATTCTTCTAAAAAAGATGAGATGGTAGACTAATCATCATCTGCCAGTTCATCATAAATTGCTTTCTCAGAATCACTGAGACTTTCATAGGTGTATACAGGTTCAGAAAGCATCTCATCTTCTGTAAAATAATATGCAGAATCTTTATATCCAAATATTGAATCTTCTTTCTTCTTATAGAAGCATTTAAAGTTTCTTGTCAAATATGAGATTGTGTATCCAGTCATTTGATTTATTCTTTCAATAGAATATCCAGATTTTATCAAATCATGAATAAGATTTATGTCATGTACATCTCCACTCATGGACCAAAGTAATGAAAACCTTCATTCACAATATCTGCGTCATTACCTTCAACAATATTCCAACACATTGTTCCAAGATTAGATGTTACTTGTTTATTCTTATCTTCTTTCTTAACAAAATACTTAGAGTTTGACATGTACTGGTAGTCACCAGATTCATTAAATGCATCAGCATATTGACCTATTGCTTGAAATACAAGATCCCAAGTGTACTCAGGATACTCATTAAAAAACCAAATGAATCTGTCATAAAGTTCTTTAGGGTTTGTGCGATAAGCATGTGCTGAATCAGGACGTTTTCCTTTAGGAAAATGCTCATTGTACCTGATGATGTTTTCTTCCCATTCTTCAAATGGTACTTTCTTTTTTGGTGGTGCTTTTTCTAATATCTTTTGACCATTGCGTAAAACTCCTTTTCCAAGGGTTGTTAGCACATAGATACCATTCACTTCTTTCATGTAATCAGATAAAGCAAGACGATACTGCTCACTGCGTACATTAATGAAATTTGAATGCTCATAGCCATTGAACATAGAATGTAACACGTAGAAGCCATTTGGACTAAGCTTGTGCTTAACCAAGTAATCAAAGAATTCTTTCATGTTAGTTTAATAAATGTTCGTATTTTTTTTCTTTTGCAGATGCAGAGTGTTCTTGTAAGGGAACAAATCTGTCTGCTCTATAGCCAATCCAGGGTAAACCATATTTGGTTCTTCCTTTATTTGTCACACCTTTAATGATGTAGACTTTTTGCTCAAAGTTATTGATGAACTCAGTTTCAACTGAATAATTCATACCTTCTTCAATTTCTCCTCCAGGAGGTAGTTTGTCAGAATTAATGCATAAAACTTCCATAATATAAAAAAATAAGGCTGCTTTTACACAGCCTTTTGTGATTATCTAACAGGACAAGCTCCTCCTTCACAATCTGCAATGTCCATATCATCAAGATTGATAGTACTATCAAATGATGAAATTGGAACAACTGTTGCTGAAAGCTCAAGATATTTCTCTTCTGTAATTTCTTCCAATGGTGCTTGATCAAAACCATGCTCATTGTGCAATAAGAAAGACACTGACTTAACATTGAAATAGTTACTCACCAGCCACGCTTTAATTTCATCAAGCTCATGCTTGCGATAGTAAATTGTAACTGAAACAGCATTGTCAGACCATTCTGTTTGTAAACGTTTGATTACTTCAAGCTGATCAACTGCAGTCATGTCATTTGCTAGCAATGTTCCTTTTGGAAACTTGCATGGAAATGATACTACAACAGTACTATGATCTTCAGTGCCATCAAAATTACGCTGGAACTCTAATGGAAACCCATTCTTTCTACACACATTAACAACTGGACTATCAGAAGACATTCTAATTCTGCGTATGTAAAACTCAGAGTATGCAGGATGAGCACCAGAGGTCACTCCAGCTAACAAACTTAATGTGCCTGAAGGTTTTACTGTTGTAAGTTTTATTGATGGATTAAATCCATTCTTTTCACTATACTCAGTATCATACCTTCTTAGTAAATTGTAACACTCAGAAAGCCAACTACGTTGTTCATCAGAAGCTTGAAGATATCCTGTAACACCAATACCCATTCTCATGTTTTTGTGTACAATGTCTTCAGTTTCTTTGATTTCACATTTCATAGCCAAAGAATGTTTATTGATTCTGTAAAGGATTAAAGCTGTTTTAGCTAAATCAGCATACGAGTTGATATTTGGAAGATATATTTCTGCCAAGCAACAAGTCTCATAATTAGCTAAAGACTGTTCTGCACATGGATTAAAACCCATTACTTCAGGATCTGGATATGTAGTGTCACCTGTTCTACCCATTCTGCGAGCAGCATCAAGATTTATTAAACCATACGGTTCACCATTACCATTGTAACCTTCCCAAAATTCTTCTGGCAACTTTGTTATGTCATCACATATTACTGAGTTGTTGCTCATTGCACGCCAGTTAGGAATTCCTCCAAGGTCCCAGCGTTTTGCACGTAGAAACTCAAAATCATCATAGTCACCTAGTGCAATTTGAGCTGAGCGTCTAACATTACCTGCAACAACAATACGTCCAATAATGTTCATAATGTCAAGGCAGTCAACAGGACGTACTCTTTTACCTGATCTTGCATTAAGAATAGTGTTAATTTCTCCAATACCCCATACTAAATCTTGTGGTCCTGATGCAGTTCCTCCAAAACCTTTAATAGGTGATCCTTTTGAGCGTATCAAATGACAAGCATAAGTAAATCCTTTGCCTGTTATAAATGATGCTTCAAGCACACGTCTCATAAGTTCTACCCAACCTTCTCTTGAATCAGGCACAATAAAGTCAGCGTCATTCACATCAATGCGCTCTACTTTTACCTTCTTCAAAATCTTAGGTATTTGGTACACATGCTCACGCTGAATGTTAAATCCTACACCTGAACCTAGCATAAGCATTTCAAATGCCCATGTAAAAGGTCTAATAGGTTCATCACAAACAACAAAGGCACAATTTTGCAAAGATGGTAGTCCTAATTTGTCAACGGTTTTTGTACCTAATTGCCACAAAAATCTTCCTGCTACTGTACCTTTTAATTTTAGCATAATCTCTCTAAGTGCATGCTCTTCTGCTTCTGTAAATCCAACATTTAGTTGGTCTCTGCATGATTCAACCACACGTTCAATTGTATCAGACCATTCTTCTGATTTTCCACTTTTTGTAGGTCTTGAATATGTACGCTTATACGTAACATAACCTACTGGTCCCCAAGGGGTAACGTCAGCGTTAGCTTTTGTTTCTGTCATAATTATAATTTTAAGGTTTTATATAAAAAAAGGAAGGGCAACAAATATCGTAAATTTTAAGTTTTGTGCCAAATGATTATAATAATTTTTTTTTTAAAAATGTGTAAGTAATTCCATGTAATTTCAGATATTTGTACTATCTTATACTTGAGGGAGGTGAGAGTACAAAAAAAGACTATGAAAAAACTTTTTGTACTGCTTACATTATTGGCAATAATCTTGACATCATGTGATGCAAGTAAGCGTATGCAAAAACGTTTAGATAGATATTGCAAGCTTTGTCCTTCAAAAGACAGTACAATTACTGTTACTGAATACAAAGATAAAATTGTCACTGTTCCTGGTGATACAACTATTGTTGTAGATAGTCTTTATTGTGATTCATTAGGTAATGTTTACATTAAAAGACTTTCTGAAAAAGATGGTGAACTTGTACGCCTTAAGCAAACTCTTAAAAACAATAAACTTACAAGCACTGTAATAGTCAAAACTCAATATGTGAATGTTCCAGGAGTAACTATTACAAAAACACGCGATGTAATCAAAACCTTACCAGCTAAAGAAATAAAGTATGTACCATGGTATATCAATTTTCTTGCTGTTCTTGGTGGTATCACGTTTTTATTAATTCTTTTTTACATAATTTACAAAATAACCTTAGGAAAATGGACACATCAACTTTAACAATTGTTTTATTTATTGCAGGATCAGTATTTACAATATTTGGTTTCTTTTTAAGAACAGCATATATGGATACTAGAAAAGATGTTGAATTTTTAATGACAAATTATACAAAAATGAATGAAGAACTTGGTAAGCTCAAAGGTAAAATTGAACTGGTTCAACAAGAGAATCAATTAAAGTATCAAGCTATACAAGAACTTACGCAACTTGAAATAAAAAATCTGGCAAAAAATGTTAGTGAATTATCAGACGCTGTTAAACAATTAATTTTAAGTAGATAACTATGGAATTAAATTTATCCAAAATCAAACAGGTTCCTTTGTCAGAAAGTCAGTATGTCAAAGAAGAAACTAAAAAAACACAAATTGTGTTGCATCACACTGCAGGAAACTCTTCAGGTGTTGGTACAATAAAAATGTGGAATGCAGATGACAGAGGTAGAATTGCAACATGTATTGTAATTTCTGGTAAAGGTTTATCATCAGATACAACTGATGGTGAAATTTGTCAAGCATTCTCATCTAAATACTGGGCATACCATCTTGGAATTAAACCAGATGTTTTTAGATCAGTAGGAGTACCTTACCAAAGATTAGATAAACTTGCTATTGGCATTGAAATCTGTAACTGGGGACCATTAACTTTAAAGAATGATGGTAAGTTCTACAACTATGTTGATAGAGTAGTTCCAGTTGATCAAGTATGCACATTAGAGAAGCCTTATAAAGGATATACTTACTATCACGCATACACAGATGCACAGATTGAATCTGTGAGACAATTACTTGTTTATTGGAGTAAAATTTACAGTATTCCACTTAACTACAACCTAGCAGATATGTGGAATGTTTCTGTAAACGCACTCAAAGGAGTTCCAGGCGTGTATACACACAATTCTTATAGAAAAGATAAGTCTGACATCTCTCCTCAACCAAAGATGATAGCAATGTTGAAATCCCTTAAATCATAAATCATGAATAAATTACAAATCCTAGGTATTGCAAGACACATTTTAACTTTCGCAGGAGGTTTTCTTGTTGTACGTGGTTATGTAGATGAGTCTACATTAACTGAAATTATTGGTTCTGTTGTAACACTTGCTGGTCTTATCTGGTCAGTAGTAGACAAAACTCCTACAAAAGATGGCAGCGAAGGTTAATTCAGTAGCTAACACATCTTCATTGAAGAAATCAAAAGTTTCTAGACCAGGTGTCCATTCTAAAACAAAGACATCATATTCTAAGAACTCAAAACACTATCGCAAGAGCTATAAAGGGCAAGGGCGATAAAAGATGCTACTATGCTTAATGTTTAGTGGTTTTTCTTCTTCTGTAAAAAGTCCCCTAGTAATAGGGGATTTTTGCTTTCTACAGAACTTGCTTAATGTTATTAAGAAGCGGATGTCATAGTCAAGTGTTGTAATTCATGTTCATCAGGAAATACTTCTTCAAAATCAGAATCTGATAATTCATCTATTGGACAATCATCAAGATTAAACATTGTTGAAAATACTTCATGTACTTTAACTTGGTGATCCAACCAATCTGATGGATGTGAGTCTTTCAAAGACAATGTAATATGATTATAGAAAGCCCATGCAGAATCAGTATCAACCTTGTAGTCAAAAGAAGGTTTACTAAACTCTTTCTTTATGTTATTGAGTTGCATAGTATTAATCACATCTTTTCTCATGAACAATTCACCTAGAATATCATGTTGTGCAGTGGTGCTTAATAATATTTCTTTCATAGAGTCTTTGTGTTGAACCAAAGAGTCCCAGTATTCACCAGCATTATTAATGTATTCACTAATAATACCTTCTGCTAAAAGATCTGCTGCACCTTTGTGCACGCGTTTGTATTTGCCAAATTTGCTGTTGTTCAGCATCATACCATTCATACAAACTTTTACAAGACCACCTAAATTGAATCTAAATGCTAATTGTTTGTTGTAGGAATTGGTAAAATTAGCAGACAGCTCTATGTCTGAATCTGCTTTGTAATTTAATCTCAACGTACCTAGAGCAATTTGCCCATCATTAGTACACCTGTAGTCTTCTCCAGTGATAATAAAACCAGCACTGGTTATTTCACTTCTCACACGATTAATCACACTTGCATGTGATATAGGAGTGTAAGTATCTGTTTTCTCTGGCAATGCAGTAGATAAGATTTTTGCATAGGCATCCATGCCACTTACTGTTCTTTTCATAATTCTAATTTTAACTGTTGATATAAATTTGTAGGAATAACTTCTGACTCACTCTCAATCTTTTTGATTTCATCATAAATTTTGTTTAGATAATATTTATCATCTATGTTGTAATCTTCCCAAGCACGCATTTCTGCTTTGTTGAAAATAGTTTGATGTATTGGGCCACTTTCTAATTGTATTTGTCTTCCATCTGGATGACACTTGACAATCTTTGTACCTTTAGTAGATACAAAGTATCTGACAAGCTTTTGAAGTTTGCGTTCATAATATTCGCCAGCTTCAATGCCTTTTTCAATAAAAAACCAGTTGCCTTTTATTTTGGAACCAGTACAATAGTCAAATATGTTCTTGTTGCTTTGAACATAATCTTTGGGATCAACACCATTCACAAAATACTCATACCAAGCTTTTGGTATTATTAAGTTAGACTTGTTCTTGTGTAAAGGAAGTTCTTGAAATTCAAATCTACCTTTACATTTTGTCTTACCATCATCATAAATTGCAATGTAATTGTTGACGTCACCAATAATCATTTTTTGATAATCAACAGATTCAAGTTGTAGTTGAGTCATATCTTCCCACTCTTTGCAAATCTCAAAGAAATAGGCTTCATCTTTTTCATCTATCACAAACTCTAAACCATCTGTATTTTGCATCAGAGGTTGTGAGTTAGGAATTCTTGTAGTAACCATTTCATACAGCATAGATAAAAGCAGCTGACCATTTACAGTAATCCTAAAAGTTAACTCTGGATCATATAAAAATGAATACTTGCTCTTACTTAAACCATAAGTAGAATTTAATATAATCTTGAAAAGATAATTTAAAGGATCTGACTTTGGATACTTCTTTCTTTCTTCAAAAAACCATTCATACAACTCACAGAAATCATCTTTTGGTATTTGTGCAGGAGACCATCCATTCTTGATAGCAAGATTAGGATAAAAACTTGTAACATCTACACTGACAATCTTTCTGCCAAGTTCTGGTTTATAAATGCCAGGTTTAATACAACCATGAATGCCACCTAGTGCATATACAGTATTGACACCCTTGTGCAGCATGTTATAACTTGGTCCTTTTTTCTTGAGTTCTTCATCACCACCATCAAGAATTGTTGTATCTACAACTAGATTTTTAAACCAGTTATGTACACCAATAAAGTCATGAGTTTCAAACTTTACACATGGCAAAATGATATCGCGTATAACAACGTTTTTACGATATGTCCTCATGTCTCTAATTTGTTTTTTATCAAGACCTAGCTTCTCAGAAAGAAAATGAAGAAATATTTCCTTGGAAATCCTTGGCTCACTAGCAGAATATAAATTGACATTATAAGTTTCACTAAGTTTAGCACGCAGATTAATCTGTGATACCATAACTCTTGTACCCTTAGAATCTTTCATATTGAATATTGCCTTGGTAGATTTAACATCATTAATACAGTAGTCAACTACCATATCTAATGTTTCTCTATTCATAACTCTCTCATAATGAGGGTGTGGCATTTCTTCAACATTGTGCCAGTCCATACTAAACTGTGTCCATTTTAAAGATGTACGCTTGGCGTTACTATCCCAATGATTAAGTTTATATATATCAACACATTTAATTGAAAGTTTGAATTCTGGATAATCAACAAACTCATTTCTATCAGATTTACCAATTACATACTGAGCATATTCATATATTCTATCTGCAAGAGATTCACCATCTGCACTTGGATGTAAAAACTCATCTTTGTTTTCTAGTATAAACTCAGTAATCTGAGCATCAAACGCAAGATTATTATATCCAAAATGCCAATCCTTAGATTTTCGTGATTCAATGAGAAACTTAATAAACTTTGCAGCATCATTTTGGTGTTTGTCAATAATAAAAACTTTTCGTTCATCTTTATTATATGGTTCAAACACTGCAACAAAACAATTCACAATGGTTTCATAATCCATTACCCAGAATTCTCTTTCTCTCATTATTTTTGTTCTTTGGATTTTTTGATTTTCTCAACAATTTCTTTTTTACCTTCTTCAGTAAACATGTCACCTAATTCAAATGCTGAGTGAAGAACATCACTAAACACTTTTGAATCATCATTAATTGCAAATCTTTTTACAAATGCAACAATGTCATTGATGTCTTCTAAATAATATTCATAGTACGCAGGAATAATCACGCGTTGTTCTTGCCATCCTTGATTTCCATCAGCACGTTTTGTAGGAACAATGTCACCTTTTTCTGTAAGGCGAGGCATCATCATTGGTTTCTCTTTAATATCTTTTGAGATAATAGCAAGAACCTTTTGCTCAGGATCAAATATTGCCTCATTATAAGGACAATCTTTGTCAACAGGCATCATACGAAATGTTGGTTTATCATTCCATTTAGTAGAATACACTACCATATTTTTAACACTAGAGTTCATATTACTTGATTTTTAAAATTACAATTTGTACGTTTCTTTTTCTTTATTGTATTTGTCACAAAGTTCACCAACTTCTTGTAGCGTTGCTACATCAATTAGCAGCATTTCTGCATAGTCTTTGAAATACTTTTTAGGAAATATAAATGATTCTACATAAGCCCATTCAGGAGTATGTATACCATAATAGTCAGATAAATGCCTTTTGGCGTTTTGCGAAAACTTAGAATATTTACCTTGGATAAATAAATCATAGTCATACGCGCTTGGGTTCATGTCAAATATGTAAGCAACTCTACCATCGCAAAGTGGTACTACATAATCTAACAGGGTGTGTGTCATTAATTTGTTTTTTTCAAACGTTAACCACTGATCAGTATCTTCCTTTTGATAAATGCAAACAAGTTTGCGCTCATCATCTGGAAACTCCTCTGGCCAATGCACATAAACCTGCACTGGCCTTGGATCTCTTGTACGCTTGAAACCAAGCAGAGGATACAAAAAAGTATAAGACTTTTGAAAATACTGCTTATACATTTGTTTTATCATAATACTAATTCATTATTGTTAACAATAAACTTGTAAGGTAACTCAAAGTTCTTTGTTTCAAAGTGATACTTTGCCTCATCAAGCATTTTGTCAGTTTCCTCTTCCCATTTGGCAAGAGTTTCATCAGAAATTCTGATAGGAGCAATTTGCATAAATGGATCTACTACCAAGAATCTAAAAGTAATCTTATACCCTAAATACTTTGGCTGAGATGTATACACATGCTCTACTAATTTCTTGTAAATAGATGCTTGTATCCAGTATTTAAAATACTCTATACTATCAGTAAATTGTGAAATAGATTTACCTGTTTTCTTCAGGTCATTTACACGAATTTCTTTAGCAGCATGATCTACTACAAGATTGTCAATAATGCCACGCAGGCCAAAATATGGATTGTCTGCAAATTTCACCAACTGAATCTCATTGTGTTTTTCAACAGGTGAGAAAGAATCTGCAAAAAAGCCCATCACATCCATAACTGAAACAGTTGATGTAATTTTCTCTACTACAGATTTACAGAAGTTATAAACTTCTTGATCAATGACAACACGTCCTTCTGCTTTTTTCAAATAGTCCCAATAAGCATTATGCTTTGTGTTAATCATTTTCTCTACTCTCTGTGCATCTGTTTTAAGAGATTGATACAGATTTATATCTTTTAAAACATCAAGTATTGCACCTGAAAATTCTTCAAGGTTTTCACGCGTATCACCATCTTTTGTTAATTCTTTATAATGATTAAAGACTGTGTGTAACACACTGCGTGGATTGTCACTTGGTAGGTCCTCAACACATATAACAAATTGATTGTCAAAGTCTTCAGGTTTTAATAATAAACAATGAATAAGTGAACCTTCAATCATGTTTTTGTCTATAACGTCTTCTTTTTGTCCTAAAACATAATGTTTATAAAATGCTGCTGGACTAAATAATAATTTATTTAAACCAGAATAAGACATCAAAAAGTCTTTGTCAAAAAATTCTTGCTCCTTCTGAATACGTTCAGAAAGAGGTACTTGTGCTACAAATTTTCCCATAAATTTTTAATTAGAATTTTCCATATCTGATGGAAAGTATTTACCCATAATGTTGCCATTATAACTGTTTGCTGTTAACACATCATTTTTCATTTGATGTGAAATCTCACAGTATCCAAGGTATTTTTTGGAATAACACACTTCTAGAATCTCACGTTTAAAATAAGATGGTCCTACAAGTTCAAGTTCAAACTTTAACTCTTCACAAGAACCATAATAAGATTTCCATGTTGATTCTTTTACTACACGCTTGAAAGTTTTTCTTGTCTTTGTCTGCGTTTTCTCTCTGATAGAGATCTTTGTCTTTCTTTCACTGTATAGACTTTTCTTACCTATGTAAAATCTTCCAGTAATTGTGTTGGTTATCATATAGACAAATCCAACAGCTTCTTCAAAATTGGGAAAGTCTTCAATAGAAAGAACTTCCTTACCTAATCCATTGTTAGGGTTATAAATCCAATTGCTCATAAATTTAATGTTAGTACACAAATTTAAGGATTTTTAGCGACATATTTTTCCATTGCATTTTGAAGTTTAGGATAAAAATCATGTAATGCAACATCTTTACCATGATATTTTATAATATCACTTATGTCTTTTTCTCTTGGCAAATAAATGAAAGGTAAACCATACGTTTCATCATAATATTTCATTGAGCTTACACCTGCTTGATCACTGTCCATGCAAACTATTACATGTTTATACAGTGATTTATACTTTTCAATTTGTAACAAACTCAATTTTGTACTTTCACTGTTTGGTGCAACACAATCTATAGTTAAACCAAGACTTTTAATAGCCATTACATCTTTAAGTGATGATGCTATTACCAGTGTAGTATGATTTTCTAATTGATCAGTACCTTGAGTGTAATTACCATTTTGTAAAAAGAATTTAAACCTTTTACTTTTAGGATTATACACCTTGTAAAGACCATCTTTGGAAAAATAACCATAAATGTTTGTACCAATATTCTCAATTTTACCTGACACTTCTCCAGATTCAGAATTTACTTGTCCTATTGTATAAGATTGAAGTGGTAACACATTATACTTTTGAAGCATACTGCTACCTATGTTATACTTTAACCAAAACTCTGCGTCATGTTTACACCACGATCTTGTTGTATGTTCTACAACAGACCATTTAATATTAGACAGCGTCATTTCAACTTCTATGTATTTACCAGTTTTGCAAAATTCATAATAATCATTAACAATTTTCTCAGAAGCTTTAAGATATGAAAGTTCAAATAATTCTTGTACTAACTTTATTGCATCTCCAGATTTGCCAGTTGAATGGCATTTGTAAACAATTTTGTTTTGCTCTTTGCTAAAAAATAAAAACAACGAAGGTGTTTTGTCATTGACATTGAAAATACTTTTGACTCTAAGGGTTTTACCATCAAAGTCTTGTGATAGTCCAAGATAATATTTAAAAATCCAAGCATCTGGTATATCATTGGCTGAATTAAAAAACTTTCTACTTGAAAACATATTACAAATCTATAAAAAAAGAAAAAGGGTAAGCATTGCGCTCACCCTCTTAACTTTTGAAATTATTACTTACTGCTAAATGGTAACTCAATGTCACTCATTGGTGTATCACCAGGACTTGGAAAATCATCTGCAATAGAATCTGTTTTAGGTTCAATGCCAGTAGTTGGCTCAAAAGATTGAACTTCTTCAGCAGGCTCCTCAGTAGCAGGTCTTTCTTTAGATAGAATAATATGAACTTCAGAGTTGTACTCTATCAAGTTCAACGCTTTTCTGTCATCATCTTCTAGTGCAGAGAATGGATATAAGCTTTTACGTGGCTCTGCTTTAGGTAAGAACAATCTGTAATTTGGATTAGTGTATCCTTCATTAAAGTATTCTTTACCAGCAATTGTAAAGTAACCCCATAACTCTGGATCAATAAGATACTTACGTACCTCAGTAACATATTCTTCAATAGTTTCACCTTCAACGCCTTTTTCATTCATTGCTTGTAAAATACCCATTTGCTTTGCAAGGTGATTCATCCAATTATAGATCTGTTGATCTCTTTGAATTTGCTTACCTTCATATGTGTATGTGCTAAATGCATATTGTCCAGATTTGATAGTACCAACTTGACCTCTGTATTTTCCAAGGCTTGGATTATTTTTATCAAGATCTAAACCAGCAAAATCATCACCTCTGTCAACACCTTCAAGTTTGATTGCGACAAAGTATGCTTCTTTATCATAAGATGGAGCATCCAAATATATATCTACAATTCTGCAATAGTGTGTACCTGGTTGGATTATTTTTGAAATACCATTACCACCTGCTTTTTCTTTAAAATCACTAGACTTAAACATAATTTTTTGTTTTTTAATATTAATCAATATAAATTTTATCCCAGTTTGTTACAATATTGCCATCTTCTCCTGGTTCAGAGATAACAATTTCTTGATTTCTCAAGTGCTCAGGGCGTGCGCCACAAGCTATTTCGTCAGTTGTCATAAAACTAAGAATGTTCTTTTTACCTTTTCTGTAAATGTATCCAATAGCATCTGAATTAGATGTAGTAATACGCTTTAACTTACCTGTCAAATCAAGATCAAGTGAGTTAAACTCTGCACCATTTTTCTCTAGTAGAGTATCTTTGATGTGACCAACAAAAATAACATGAGGTGCTAAGGTTTTGACATAGTTAAGAACTTTCTCAAAAGCTTGACGTAACCATGGGTATCCAGCACCATTTGGCATATTTAAAATATTACCATACTGTGCTTTATGCTTGGTGAACCATTCTTTACCCATAAGAGTTTTAGAATATAGTTCTTCAGCATAAGGTACGCATAATGATTCAAGAGCAGTAATAGTATCTAGTGCAATGTACTTATAAGGCTTCTTTGCTTCCATGATCATGTTACCAATAGTAACAATATCAGCAATAGATCTTGCTTTAAGTTTTATTGCTTCAACATAATCAGTACCATCTTCTAAATCAATAATAAGACAATTATCAAGTTGTGATAACAAAGTTGTTTTACCAACCTTAGGCTTACTAAATATTACAAGATTCTTTGGACTTTTCACTTCAGCTTTTAACTTCTGCATTGGAAGAACAAAACCTGTTGGCTTTGCTTCTGGTTCTTTACTTGTTGACATATGATTTTGATTGTTTAATTAAGTCATTTAACCATGTCTTATTTGACAATGGCACATTGTGTTTGATACAATAGTAGTCACGCATGGTCATTGCACTGTAATGGGTATCTTCTTTCTCAGAATACATACCACCTGGCATTTCTTCTTCTTCATAACCAAAACTTGGTGCAGTTATAACTTCAGCATATCTTGCAGTTACTGATGTAGAATTAACTAATTCTAAATCAGACGATCTTACAGCATATGTTGTGTTAGTTTTACCATCACTAGACGTTTCTACTTCTACATACTTTGAAGGATTAAGTTTCCAGTTTGGATTATTAACCAATCTGTACAACTTTCTGTTTACGCGATCATAGTGTTCTTTATCCCAGTCAAACATTTCTACATAGAAATCTTGACCAGAAGAGAGTTCACTACTCCAAAAACGCACACATTCTAATCTTGTTTCTCCAAACTCTTTACCCATGTAACAGAGTTTAGCACCAAACTTTGGATTGGAGATACCCATGTTGGTAAAAAGGTTTTCCCAAAAAGGAGCATAATCCACAGTAAGCTCTTTAATACCTTTTTCTTTTTTTGTTTCTGTTGCAGCTTTAAAACTACTCATTTGTTAAAATTTAATTATTATTACTTTGGTTTAAATGGCTCCTTTGCAGGCTCATCTACTTCAACAATTTCCATTTTTGCATAATCTGCCTTATACCATTGAATACCTGTCTCTCCAAACCTGTTTTTGAGAACATGCATCGCTAGTAAATACTTGTCGCTTGCAGTAATGATATACTTTTGAGGGCCATACCTGCTTATATTATACTTGGCTGGCCTGTTATACGCAATCATCACGTCTGCACATTGTAAGAGATAGTCGCTTCCAAAAACATCTGCTTCAGTTGGAAAATTCTCCAACTTACCTGGCTTCTGTCTTTCAGCATTGTCAATGTCTCTATTTAACTGAGTAAGAATTATAAATGTCACAGGTAGTGAATTCTTCATCTCAGTCAACATTGTGGCAAGATTTTGCAATGTAATTTGTTTACTTGTTTCTGAAGCTGCTTGGCGAACCAATAGCGTGTGGTCAAGTGTAACCACAAAAGGTTTTTTATGTTCCTCATAGAAGCTCACAATCCAATACCTCATTTCTGATACAGTCATTGATCTATCTATAACATATTCTTTACGTGTTTTTTGTTTACCAAGGTATTCCACTAATTTTGCGTGATCGCCTTTGGAAAAAGGAGGCATACCATCATCTTCTGCAGACTGTAGATATCTAATATCCATATTGTTTGCAGAAGACATTTCTCTAATGCCCATATTTCTTCCTAGCATTTCAAATTGAAAATGCAAAACCATAAAATCTTGTTCAGTATTTAATTCTTGTAGATTTCTGGCCAATGTTGCTGCGACAAGTGTCTTACCAACACCAGGTCTTGCTGCAAGAATATACAATGATTGCCATTCAATACCATTAAGACCAATTTTATTAAAACCTTCCCATGAAGTTCTTAAAGATTTGATTTCTTTTCTGGCACGTTTCTCAATATAATCAAGGCTTTCTTGTAGTATATCACTATACTTACGCCATGGTTTTACATGAGATGGGGGTCCATGAGATGCTGAAGATCCAGCCTCTGGTTTGTTATACATAAATAAATTTTTTTGATAAGCAAATATAATAAAAATTTGTCAAATTACCATACAATTTGAGTAGAGTTTTGACTTTTAAGTTCAGAATTTATCTTGTTGAATATATCATTGCAGTCCCACATTTTCTCACGTGCATATGCAGCAGAGGCAGGGTGACTTGCTCTTAAGATAACTTGAGAATCATCTAAAAGATCCTCTAACTCTTGTGCTTTTTTACCTAAAAATGCCCAGACAATGGGTTTTTTTGCGTTTATAGACTTAGAATTTAACATGTCTATAAGATACTTTACAAATGGATCCCATATTGCAAAATGTTTTCCAATTTTACCAACCTCAGTGGTAAGTGATGTGTTTAGCATAAGTATACCTTGGTTACTCCAAGTGGATAAATCTGTACTCAAATCTTTTGTATCGTCAGTACTGTATACTGTTTTTGTTATTGCGCGATGTATATATCGCAAAGATGTTTCAGCTTTACCAGTGTTACCACAGCTAAAAGCAATACCATCTGCAACACCTAGTTGTGGATATGGATCTTGTCCAACCATCACTACTTTTAATTTGTCAAATGGACATTCTGTAAATGCCCTGAACACCATTCTGAGAGGGGGTGTAAACCTTATGTCATCATTAACAAGCTCCTCAAGAGTCTTGACTATAGTAACAAAATCCTCAGATACTAAAAATCCTTTTAGCAAATCATGCCATCCTGAATCACTTGATTTAATCATGTTGTACAGTTTTTCTGCAACATCTTTAGCATTAAGTTTAATTGTTTGTTTTTCCATAACTTTTAGTAACTTTGATTAAATTAAAATTATATGTCAGAAGAAGTAATTAAATCATTCTTACCATCAGGATCAGATGATCAAATGGTAGAGGTCATTAAAGAAGATGCTATTGTAAGCATCAAAATGAGTACAGGATACTATAAAAGAATTCAAAATGTTATTGCATTTCTTTTAGAAGGTAAACCTGTATCAGAGGTGCAAGCATCTCATCAGGAAATTGCATCACGTAAAGTGTCAAAATCTTGGATTGTTCAATATGAAACTCTTTTAATTCTTTGTAGAGAATTTGAAAAAGCTGCAAAAGAAGCTGACTTTTTTGAAAAAATGACTATTGCTGAACTTCGCGATGCTATGGAAAAAGCTGAAGAAAGGTTAGAAGATCAAGAAGAATCATCAAATCAGTAAAGATAAATTCCAAGATCATGTCCTAGTGCAATACAACTTTCTATTGATGCTGACATTTCTTGTTTAGAACAATCTGCAAAACTTTTAAAACCTGCTGATGAAGAGCTGGTTGCTACAATGTAGAGGCCAGCTTTTTCTTTTACTATCATTTTTATTTCATCAATAGAATGACCAGTTGAGTTTGCAATCTCACGTATAAGTGCGTGAACCTTAGCAAGTTGCCCTGCTGTTTTATCGTCATTTGTAAGAACAGTAATGTAAGCTTCTAGCTCCTGTCCTTTTTTAACACCCATGTTAAACAACTTGAGTTTACCTGCATCTTCTGGAGACGCAGGCAATATCTCAGTGCCATTAATAATTACTTTGATTGTTGTATTATGCATATGGTTCTGTATAAACAATTTTCTTAGGATCTATGTCTTTCAATGCTTCAGCAATCCAGTCCATATCTACTGTGTTTTTATAACCAAGAATGTGTATTGTTGCTTTATCATCAGGATTTAACCTTAGCAACCTTCCTATACGCTGATTACTTTGACGTTCATTACTATATGAATGTAATATTATACCAGCTTTTAAATTTGGAATATTAACACCTTCATTTAGTTGCTGGACACAAGCAAGTTTTGTAATGTTTCCTGATTTGAATTGATATAAGTTTTCCTCACTATCTGAATTCTTACTATGATAACTATCCTCACAAATCCAATCTGCTTGCTCAGTAGTATTACAAAAGACAATACATTTATCATGCATCATTTCTAATAATTGCTTTGCATAGCGTTCTTTTGTTGGAAAAGTCATTATAGCTTTCATTCTCATAATACGCTTTATCTGCGTTTCTTTTGGTGACATGATTCTTCTAAGCTGATCAGTCCAGTAAGCATATGCTTTTTGCTCACTATTTAAAAAGAATGAACCATCTTTCTTCTTGACTTTCATGTTGCGTTCATCACTAAGTGATAACATGTGCACCATAATTTTATAGTCATTAAGAATTGAATCATCAATAGCATCATCTGTTATGTAAGTGTATTGAATTGGACAGTAATTAGCAACCATTTCACCTTTCTCAGAAGACTTGTATCTTGGAGGCGTACCTGTAAGACCAAGAATTTTACCTGAAAATGCATTAAGCCATGCATCATGAGAGTGTTTCAAACTATGACACTCATCAAGTATTACAACATCATACATGGTGCTGTCTACTTTTTTAAGTGAAAGATAGGTTGAGAACTCTAAATGTGGTAGCAAATGAGTCATTTTGTGCTTAATACACTCAGCTTTCCAGCTATCCCATACAGCTAGTTTAGGACCAACTATAAGGTAACGTTTAAACATACATGTAGGGTGTAACTTATCAATGTACTTTAGACCTATTAAAGTTTTACCTACACCCATTGATATGCCTAAACCTGCTTTACGCTTCCCCTGTATCGCCTTTAGGGCTTCTTCTTGGATAATCTCGCGGTTTTTCATATTTGTTTTCTCTTTTTGGAACAACTTTGAACATTTGCGTATTGTTTTCTTTTATTCCTCTAACACCTTTTTCTTCAAGAACTTTTGTCTTGTCAATCCATTGAATGTTTAGAAGAACTTTGTTAAAGAATCTTATAATTGCATTTGGTTTTTTTGATGACCATAGCAGTAATCCTCTTTCATCTACTGCATCTTGTTTTGTTGTGGCTCCTATTATAAAATAGCCAATAAACTTTTTCATTTTAAGTTAATTTAGATTGTGACAAATTCATTTCTCTTGCTTCTTTTGGATGAGTTTCTACCCATTGATGGCAAGATAAACACAAAGGTATCCAGGTTTTCTTATCAAGATAATATAACCCTCTTCCCTTAGTATGGTGCACTGTCAAATTCTCCTTGAATTGACCCATGCACTCAGGCAATTTTGCTCTACATGTAGAGTTTAAAGGTTCATTTAAGAACTCTTTACGCATCTTGCTGTATAAAACATCAAGTACGTCTTTTTTATCAGATTTTGGTTTAATTGATCTTTTGTTTGATGGTGTTTTAGTCACCTCTTGAGAGTACCAGCAGTCTTTGCAGTATTTATTACCCTCATGGTTTTTCCAGATCATTTTGTCCAGCTCACAGCTAGAACATTTTTTAAGTTTTACTTGCATATAATTTATCTAGCAAGCTCAGATTTCTATGTTGTCAATGTCAATGAAATCACTGTCAGTTAGTTTATCTATGTCAGAGATATCAACAAGATCAGGTTCATGTTCAATAATGTTATCATCATTGTAATCCTCATCTCTTTTTTTAGATGGTCCATAATACAAAACACTTATCGCAAAAGGATCATTTACTTCATCTCCCCAATTAGCAGCCTCTAATTCTTTAAGCATTCTGTCCCATTCAAAATCAGACATTCCAGCATATTGTTCTACTTTCAACTCAATACATTTACCATTTGGTAATTGGTATAGCATGTTTAGCAAAATATTAAAGAACTAAGTTAAACTATTCTAACAAAAGCTTGGTACAAATATAAGAAATATAAAAAATTTAACGTACTACATAGCTATTAAAATTCTGCTCTTCTAAAAAAATTTTGTACAAAGTCTTCTAATTCCATGGTGACACTGTCAACACCACTTCCACAGCTACTAATACTTACGTGTTTTGTGATAACATTAATAACAATTAAAAGATTTGTATCCACGCAGTACTGACTGCCAATTCCAAATCCTTTGTCATCAGACCATTTATCATATGGAATCATTGCGCAAAAAATCATACGTGTAAGATAATCTGCATCATCCCATCTTTGTCTTCTTGAAAGAACCTCATGTACAACAGATACTAATGTACTTGCATTGTCATGTGTATACAGATAGACAGAGCTATGCTCTCCTATAACCTGTACTTGAGCACTTTTCATATTAATTTTTTCCATGATTTTTTGTAGATTAAAAAAATACAACATTCTATCCACGCAATTTGAAATGTAATCTTATACTTGTAAGCAAACACCAAAGGCATTTTCTCCAAGTAAAGACCTAGACCAAACTTTCTTGAATAGAATAATATTTTGACAAACAAATGTTTCATTTTCCTGTACTGCCAAATCCACCTTCACCTCTTTCAGATGATGATAACTCAGCTACTTCTATGATTTCTACAAATGGTAATTTCATAATGACAAGTTGTGCCACTCTATCTCCAATATCATAAACATCACCTTCTTCAAGGTATCTAAATTTAAGCATAAGAGAACCTCTATAACCTGAATCAATTACACCAACAGAATTGGCTAAATTCAAAGTTGTTTTACTTACTGAACTTCTAGGAAATAAAAGACCAACATAACCTTCAGGAATTTCTAAAGATAATCCTGTGTCATATGTCACCATTGTACTGTCTTTATTCCACTCTTCACTGATGGCTACTAAGTCCATACCTGCGTCACCAGCTTTAGCGTAACAAGGTATTACTGCGTCTGGATGCAGCTTTTTTATTTTTAATTTTATATTACTCATATATCAAAGTTAAAAAAAAGTTAATTAAAATATCCAATTATCAATAATTCATGTATATTTGTACAGACAGCTTCGACTCTGTTTGTTTTTTATGATTATTTTAATTGTTACTAAGAAAGGGGGATTTAGGTCCCCCTTTTTTATTAGTCAAAAATATAAGACACAGTGTTGTTAAATGGATCAAATTCCATTTGATTTGTCTTACTGTAAGTACCTGGTTCTAACACCATTTTGTCATGCTCATCATGAGTAATAACTGTAGGGTTTTTTACTATTAAATCAATTGCTTGATCAGTTTTGTGTTTATACCCAAAAGGTTTATTAGCAGTCATTATGTGCTTTTGTGGCTCACCACCTGGTGTTAATTGTAGTTTTGTGGTTGATTCCCAACCATTTGTGTGATTATCCATTATGATTCTGATTTTAAAAGTTTAATATACTGTTCTTTACTTAAATGATATGGTCTGCAATCTTTACTTGTTGATGAGTGTTTTGCTAAAATAACATCTCCTTGTCTATAAATATACTCAGGATCTGTAATGTTCAACTGGACAGTCCATGCAATTGCTTCAAGTGCATCTTTACTTCTACCAATATTATTTGGTACATAAATCCAATACTCGCGATTTGTTGTGCTACACCAGCATCTTACTGCATAAATAGTAGCATTTTTAACACGAAATTCACTTTTTTCTTCAGGAAATAATCTTGCACCTTCAATTTCATACAGTTCATACTCATCTTTCATTGTTTTTGAAACTTCTGTATTGTTCTCTAACCAAGAAACACCTTCTTTTTCAAGAGTTTGTTTGTCAACAAGCACTGGTTTTAATTCCTTAAACAAATCAATCACACCAATTGCTTTAAAATACAAGCGTCTAATTTCAATATTCTTTTCTGCAAAAGCCATTGACACAGTTATATCTGGAGTATCATTCCAAGAGTGTTCTATGGAATCAGCAAAAGATTGAACTTCTGGATGAGTTTTGCCACCAATAACATTGTTATAAAAATTGTCATAAGTTTTATAAAGTTTTTTCCAATACATTTTAGCAGAATTCTCGTCCACTGGCATGTTTTCCATGTAATACTGTTTTGTTTTTTCTTCTGTTATCATAATTCTTGATCATTTAAGTTTTCTGCATACTCTTTTAAATCAATACAAACACCTGTTAATGATTCTTCATAGCCCACGTATTCAAGACTGGTAACTCTAAAAATATAATTGTCATAATCAAGTTTTGCAGCTTCTGCAACACCTTCTTCATCCCATTGTTCAGTTTGCCAACCAGACCATTCTGCATTAGGAACATTACCGTTTAGAGCTTCTAATGCTTTTTCTATAAAATCATCTTGTAATGATTCACATAAAGTAATTAACTCAGTACTGAGAAAACCATTTTTTACTTTAGGAACTATTGATACTGTACCTCCATCAAGAATATTCTCAATGTTGATTTCTAATTCATCAAAGTAAAACTTTTTGGGTATTTTTACAACTATTGCATTTTCAATTTGAAGTTCTAATGACTCAGTTGTGTCCTCACTATAAATATCTTCACCTTCAAACATTTTTGTCACAGGATCATATACAGCTATACCATTGGCATTGAACTCACCAGCCCAAGAGCCATAATCAAGAATGCTACACATTCTATCAACCAGCCATTCAGCTTCAGGATCACTTGATGATTCTCCATCAACTTGTATATATACCCAGCCAGAGTCTCCTCCACCTTCCCAGCATATTGCTACTTCTTTGCCATCTTGTGATTTCTCATCACACCATTTTATTACATCTTCTATTGTCATGGTAATTTTGTTTTTGATTGTTTAACATAATCTGATTTTTCTTCTGCGATTTCTTTAAGAACTTTTCTTCCTTCGCCAGGTTTGTACATCCATCCTACGATGTTCATGTTGTCAAGGTAATCTTTGATTGTAGGAATCCATCCAATGTCTTCCATGCAATGTTGTTCGCCAAGTGTTCTGACAGGTACTTTTTTACCAGCAGAGTTTACTATGTATACGCCAAACTCTTTCTCACACCAAAAGATACCTTCTGCATGATGGCGTAATGCTCTATGACGCATATCTGGATAATGCATCTTAGTTTCGTCAAACCAATTATGAATTGGTAAATAATCTTCTGCCTCACCTCCCCATTTCTTTGCAGAGGAGATGCTGTGATGTAAAGGATGTGACATATTATATAATTTTGATATTAACTTCTGAGACAACAATCCATGTGCAATCACTATTGATTACATATACGCCATCTTCAGTAGTATAATCTTCTGGGCACTCCCATACATTCTCATCATAAGGATAAACAGTAACTGTTTCACACGAATGGTCTATCACTATCAGCTTCTTCATCTGTGACTTCTTTTTTTGATGGATCAAGTAATGATTTTTGCTTATTGTTCTTGCGTTCTATTTCATCAATTTTCATTTCAATTACAGGACGCGAATAAGGTTTGACAACTCCATTGTCATTGTAGTATCTGATTCTCTCTATCTTGTGCAAAAGACCTTGCTCAACAGGCATATAGTCTGAAAAAAAATAATCTATGTTTCTTATTTTTCTCCAGTCCATATGACTCCAATCTGTTGTCAATGCACTTAACTGATTTCTCAGATACTTTTCATTATTTGTCATCGCTTGTTTCTGGAAAAGGAACTTCTTCTAAATCTTTAGGATTTTTGATTTCTAACCTTAATTCTTTAATACCAAATTCTACAGCCATGTAAGTAAGTTTTGCAACTGCTGCCCACATTGCATAATCTGCTGGCATACGAGATGTATAGTAAAAAGAATCCATGTTATCACCAGGTATTACTTCAAATTTTGATTGTGATTCATTCACAATTAGTTTAACTGAAGCTGTTATCACTTTGCCATCTTTGTTTACGTAATCTTCTGTAAGCGTATAGCTTTTGCTTGTTACATTAATATCCATGATTTTTTAGTTTTGATTTTTGTTAATACTATCTAAGATTTCTCTATAGAATTTGTCATAGTTTTCTTTAAGTAGATTTGAAAATGTACCATCAACATCTGATTTGTCAATCTTTTCATTGCTGTATTCTTCATCATATTCTAAAGAAATTTCACCAGATGTATGGCGAATAATGTCATAAAGATGCAATGCTGCGTTTTTATATGACTCTATTTGCACCATTACTACTTCTGCTCTATCAGGTGATAATGATGGGCGAATGTTTGTGTCAATATGTTCATCTTTTTTCCTTTTTATAATCCATGCTTCAGTAATAAATGCTAAAGCAACAGGTTTGACTACTTGAATTGCTTGCTTAACTGCAGCAATAAATCTAGGTTTGTCTTCTTGTGTATGTAATGCAGCTAGTTGAGGTGCAGCAACCGTTACAAACTCTTTATTGTCATCTTGTGTTAGGAATGCTACTAACATTGGCATTTCACCATTTTCATTCATGTATTTTACTGCAAAGTTTTTATTTTGTTCTTGAAACCTTGCAATTGCTTTGTCTAGTTCTATATTCATTACATATTTTTTATTTAAAGAATTTCTCAAAAATCTCTTGAGCAGCACTTTCTGCCCATGCTATCATATTGTCTTCATCTGAATCCCAACATCCATCATATACAATACCAGCAGTATGCATAGCTTTACCCATGATGTAACCCATTATTTTATAATCAGGACCATCACAATTGGTAAAATCTATTACTACTACTGGTTTTGAATGTTTAGTTGATTCAGAGTTTGTGACAACTATAAAGTTGTTAAACTCATGTTCCATACTATTTCCATTTCATGTTAGGATTTGTCTTATAATTGATATAAGCTTGCGCTGCTCTTTTGCTAGCGAAATATCTGATTGCGTTTGAATCAGATTCTTTTACATACAGCCATCTTGTAAAAAAGATGAATACATTACTCTTGTATAATACTACATACTTATCAGTAGCTACTTGTTCTAATTTATATTCCATAACAATAAATTTATGATGTTTACATTTACCAAAGTTACTACAAACTTTTTGATTTAAACTTAGGAGAACATCCTAAACGAATTGATACACTAAACCCACGTTTTTCATGGGCTGATAGCTTAATAGATTTGTCATTCATGTGTTTTTGAATAATCTCTTCAAACTTTTCTTCTTCAAGTTCATAATCCATAAATGGTATTGCAAGCTGTCCAAGTTCATTCTTGTCAGCTTCAGCCATCATTTTGTCAAAATCTCCTATAGGAGTACTGTTAGCAAATAGCTCTCTGTAACAGTTCATTGCAACGTTATCAATACGTTTTGCTCTGGGCATTCTTTTTTCAGTGGTTGCCATAATCTTAAATTTTTACGTTCATTAAATGTTCTGAAATTGCAGTAAGCTCTCTCATTGCTGTCTCATCATCAAGTGTTTGCAAATTTACAACAGTTTGAAACATTGACATGCATCCACCAATAAATCCTTTACGCATTTCAGTGTATTGTAAATCATTTTTAGGCATTTCACCAAGACCAATAGCTTCCATCATTTTGTCAAATTCTACATCTACATTAAATGTTGCCATAATAATTATTTTTTCTTTAAATGTTCAATTACTCTTTCCCAATAACTTCTAGCTTTCATTCTACCATCTTGATATGGTGCTAATGAATGAGTTGCTATGGCAGATTTTAATGATTCTTCTTTAGCTTTCTCATCACCATGTAGTTTAATAGCATAAGCATACATTTCATTAGCTTTTTCTTTTTCTGTCATAATCTTGATATTACTAGATAATTTGCATAAGCATCTTCATAGGTCTTTGCCCATATTCTGTAACCATCAATTATAAATAGTTGTTTTTCCATTAGTCTTCTATTTTAGTTTTTATTAAATTAATTGCTGTTTTAAAACCAGCTAAAAAACCTACATATAAATCAGGTTGAGGTTTACCATAGCTTTCTTCTATCATATACTTTTCAGCCATTTCTCTTAAAATATCATCAGTTATGTCTTCCATTAGTCTTCTGTTATTAAGGTTAAACCATCATTTTGAGCAATCATGTCTATTGAAAACCAAATTTGGTTCATGGTTGCTTCATTTGTCAATGCAGTGTTTAGTATTTCATGTGATTGTGCATCATCGTCACAGTTGTAACGATATTGTATGTCATCAATATGCCATAAATTGTCAACAAAATATCCTTCTCTGCGAAGGATTTCTTTAGCTTTTGCTATTTGTTTTGCTTGTGTCATTTTGTTCTAAATATTGAATAACATACTTGGCGTAAGATGTAAGCACCTCATGCCCTTGAAACTCAAAGGATTCTTTTTCATCCTTGACACTCTTCTCATAAAGAGATTTAAACTCTTCAAAGAGTTCATCAGTAAACTCAAACGTACTCATCTTACTGAAGATGTACAGTTACTGAAATAATAGTTCCCTCCTCATCATAATGAGCATACACAGGATACATTCCATCTCCAAATGCAGTACTAAATGCTAAACCAGCACCCGTGTGACCCATTTTAAATGAAAGCTCACCATGTCCATCTTCTGACAAAGTTGCTTGTGCACATGCATTGTAGCTAAATCCACTTTTTGGATTAGGTCGCTCTGCAATTTGCCAATCATGCTCTGATATTAGAACATTCATGGTTTTACCATATTCTGGTAACACCTCTTCATAGTTTGCAAAATCCTTTCCATAAGTTAAGGTTCTACCAGTGTGTTCATTTTTGTAGACTCTAATGTCTTCAAAATCTTCATTCTCCCATTCAGAATCAATGTAGCATGGATCACAGATCATTAACTGACCTGAATCCACAGCAACATGTCCTATGAGAACTTCTGTTACAGTTTCTGCCATAGCATTTGTTTTTGGTTAATAAAAAAGTTAATTCTAGTCTTTCCCAGTGTCCTCAGATCTATTCCCTGCAGGCAACCTGTAGCACGGTTTTTAGTTACTCTAGTTTTAGCACCCTCATATGTAGGGTCAAGCTGAGAACTCATTCGCGTTGTAGTGCAAGTTAGCACTCCATCAAACTTCTTCCTTTCTCAAGGGAACAACACGTCCAACATTACTGCTGATATTTTATTTATACTCCTCAATGTTTTGGAGTCCAACCTATTCCTGGTAGTCAACAGATATGCTTTTAACCACTTGATTGCTTGTACTTCAATAACACAATTCTATACAAGTATAAAAAAGTGTATCATGATTGACGTTGAATGACTCTGGTTTGGCTAGCTGATAATCTTTAATTAGTTAAATCCTTTTCCACAATGCATCATAGCATTAATTTTCTCTCTTTCTAGCCATGCTAGATACTTAAATAATCTTTTCATATTTTATTTATTTTCTTTTTTAACTAACTTGAATACTTCATAAGATTCTTCTTCTGCCCATGTGATAATTTCTTCTTCTCTGTCCATATTGTAATCATGTATAAAGAATGACTGATGCATAAGCTCATGCATGATTAAACCCATAGCTTCAATATCATCATTACATCTAGCAAGATTAATGAATACAAATCTTTTGTCATTTTGATCATAGTCACCATATTCTTTTGGTACAAAATTGCTCCATCCTGCTATGTATGCACTATCTTTTGTATTTGCATGAGCTTGACATTCTTTTAAAGATAATCCATGCATTTCAGTTACATTAAAATAATTAAATACATCACAGGGATTGTAACTCAATAAGAGTATATATCCAGCTCTAAAAATTGTTATCATTCTTCTGATTTAAAGGTTTCGTTGTAGTATTCTTCTGCTGTTATATTTACTCTGTCAAAGAAATCTGCTCCAAATATATCTCCTTGAGTAAATGCTGTCATTATCTGCTCTTTCTCCATTTCTTT